TTGATCCCGATGTAGGACGAGGGACCGCCAGGGCCTTGGCCGACAACCCAAACCTCGTTACCCGAGATTGCGGATTGGACGACGTTTTGGGCAAGCACGGCGAGTGGGGCCAGAAGCCCCACTGCCAATGCGGCCCATATGAGCCTTTTGCGCATCTGGCTCTCCTAGTTCGCGACGTTGATGCCAGCCGGATAGCCGCCCATGACAGAGTTGTCAGTGGAGCTATAGGGCTGGTCATCGCGATCGAGGACGATCTGGCCAGAGAGCTTACCGGTGGAATGTGTACCAACGGTGATATAGCTCAGGCGCAGGAAGCGCGGTATCGCGATACCGTCCGGTGGCCGGGGCATGTCCATATCGAACAGTCGCGATCCTGCATTCAGCGCAGCTTCGGCATAGGCCGGGCTGAGCCACCATGTCGAGAAGGCAGCCGGAACGCCGGTACCATCGTCGATTGCGCCTTGCAGGCCGATCTGGAGCGAGGTACCAACGGTGAAGGCTGTGGTCACAAGGATCAACAGCTTCATCGCCGGGTCATCGCCGATGCCGATGTCACGGGCACCACCACCACTTGCGGAGGAGGGAATGCCGGAGGTGATACCGAGATCGATCACGTTGGAGGAGTTTTGGGTGCCCGTGGTGGGCGAGTCGGTGGCTCCGTCGGAATTGCCGACCCCCGTGGAGGCACCAGTGAAGCGAAGTAGTGCGTCGAGAATCATAGTGGTGGCTCCTTAGGTCACTTGGGCTTCGTTGTTGAGAATGGCATCGCAGGTTCGCACTGGGATGCCGCGGAAGGTGGTCACGACCTTGCCGTTGAACTCCTCAAGCCGTAGCAAGACGTTGGTCTTGTTCATGGCCTGGAGATCAAGGTAGGTTCGGAGCACACGGTTGCAGTAGATTACAACCCTGCCCATGTTGGCACGGACTTCCGGGGAGTCGGAGGTCTGGATGGCGGTGGCGCCCGAGGGTGCGGTTGGGAGGCGATAGAGGCCTCGAACGATGAGGTTGATCAGGTTCGCAGCGCTGACGCCGGTCAGGGCCGAGACATCGATGTTGGCGACGCGGACTGTATAGCGCCAATCGCGGAGGACTAGGCCGATCTCCCATTTGAAGTGATCGCGATAGGCTTGGTAGGTGTTGCCGGCGGAATCTTGCACCGGCCACTCACCCATGTCACGATGTTGAAGGCCAGTGACTTTGCCTTTCGGGAACGTGGCATGGAGGGTGTCAGAGCCCCAGGTCGCGATCCAGATGGAGGTGTTGGTGGAGCCCACACCACCGCCGTTGAGAACGTTGTTGGCGGTTTGGGAACTGGCGACGGTCAGGGTGGAGTAGCGAGGGGCAAAGCCAGTGAAGCGCTCCGGGTTGGTATGCTGGTTGCCGTAGACAAGGGTCGCGGCGACCTGCTGAGACATGCCTTCGAGGAACGCGCGGACTTCGGAGAGACGGAAGTCTGCGGTGTTGCCGTTGAGGTCAGCGATGTCTTTGTCGATAACTGCGTAGGTTTCGAGGTTGCCGCAGGCATCGGTGATTTGGGAGGTGGTGGACTTCGCGTTCGGAACGCCACTGTTGAGCAGGCGCCATGTTGCTTGGGGCAGGCCCGAACGGACTGTGGTCTTGTGTCCAGTTGGGAGGTTGCCTTCGACGACCATCATGTCATCGAGGATTTCGTTAGTCTGGGAGAGGAGTTCGATGATGGAGGCGACTCGATACCCATCATCCATTCGCTTCGCCCAGTCTGCATAAGTCAGAGCTAGGTTACCAATGGTTGCCATTTGGCTAAGTCCTTAGATTGAGGTAGGGGTGGGTGAGTCGTCTAACACATCTGGGCATTGCCGTTCATCCTCTCTGAGGTTGTGTTAGCCGGGTAGGTTCGGGTAGAGAGCGTTAGCGATTGATCGTGGTTTGGCATCAGGGGCGGTGACCGCCGCTGGGCCCCCGGCGCGAACTGGGGAGCCTTCGACGACGCGGGAAGCCCAAGCGTTCATGACTTTGATAAAGGCTGGGTGATCGCCGACGCCGGTGATGTTCATGGCTTCTTGGAAATCGGAGACGAGCTTGGGGTCACCGAGGGTTGCGAGGGCCTTGCCTACGGTTTGCTTGATTGCATCGGCCTTGGGCCCGATCTCGGGATCGGCCTTCTGGGCCTCGCGCCATCCGTCGGTCATTTCTTTGTATGCGGCGGCAGGGCCTTCGGCGACGGATTTCAGGGCGGCGGTGTGGAAGTCAACAAGGGACTGGGCAGCGTCTTGGGAGAGGCCGAGACCTTTGAAGAGTTCTGTGGCTTTGGTCAGGGCTTCGCCATCGAGCTTGATGCCTTCGGGGAGCTTGAAGGGGGTATAGGCTTCAGGCGCGGCGGGTTTGGTGTCAGCCTTCGGCTCGACCGGTGTCGTCTCCGAGGTCTCGGTAGAGGGGGTCGTAGTCTCCGGGGTCGTAGTCTCCGTCTCCGTCTGCGGAGCCGCTAGGTTGATAATCTCGCCCGTTGGGGTTCGGCTTGCTGGATCGTTCGGCAGCGGCACTGAGTCGACCATAGTGTTCCTCGATCATTAGAGTGAACTGCTTGGGGCAGAAGCCCATGATGTCTCCGAAGATTTGAATCCCAATTCCACGTTGGCCCGATTGGGCCGCGTGGATGTATGGGTCAGGGGAGAATGGGTCGGTGAAGAAGTGTAGGGAGGTGAGAAGGGAATGCATCCACTCGCGGCCGTTTGCGATGGACATGATGCCGGAGATTACCTCGCCACGGACGACAAGAGCGCGTTTGGCCGCTTTCTCTAGCTCTCGAATGTCCTTGCGATAGGAAGCGTTCGCGGCCATTAGCTAATGCCAATCATGCGTTGGAGGGCGTTCTGTCCTTCGCCTACATCGGTCTCGGATAGGTTCTTACCTGCCTTGGCAAGTTGCTCGGCTTGCTCTGCGCGGGCCTGTTGCTGCTGGGCACGGTCACGGGCGGTCCGGATTTGTTGTAGTTGCTGCGGCGAGCGGGTTAGCTTGGGATCGTTATTGAGAAGGTAGGAGTACTTGTCGAGTGCGAAGTCGACATCGATATTGTCCATGGAGGCTGGGTCGATAGCGGCGAGGTTGCCAGCAAGGCCTAGGAGGCGTTCGATGCCAGCGGATTGGGCAGCCTGTTGGGCCTGCTGGAGCATGGAGACGAATTCGATTTCCATGTTCAGCCCAGCGATCTCGGGCGGTGGAGCGGGGATGATTCCGGCGCGGGACATCACGGCGAAGGTGCGTTCGATGATGGGCTTCAGGACTTCGTTGTCAATACGTTCGAGCGCGGGCCCGAGCATGACAAGGGATTCGGACTTACGCATGTCCCATTCGACCGCGGTGACGTTGGAGCGGGTTTCGTATTGGGATGCGGTTTGGAGCACATCGTTGAAGAAGGTCTTGCGAATTCGTTCGCGGACTTCGGCTAGGTCCTCGGTGATCTCGTTGACTGGGAACTTGGTATCGTAGACTGAGGAGAAGCCGGGCTTGCCTGAGGAGGCATAGCCTGAGACGTAGGTGATGCCTCCGGGGAGGAGGGAGGCTGGTTGGTTTTTGAGTTGAACATCGGCGACGAGTGGTGGATTGACCATCTTGTCGATCGCTTGGGCCTTGCGCTTGGTTTCGAGTTGGAGTTGCTTCTGGTCAGGGAGCGCGTCCATGGCTGGGGATCGGCCGTAGGCATCGTTGGAGACAAGGTCCCAGCGACCGATGATTGCGCATTGTTCATAGTAGCCTTGTTTGGAGAGGAAGGACGGGGGTTCATCGACACCGCCTTGTGGGGAGGCTGAACCGCCCCAAACCCAATAGGCCTCGCGGTATTTGAACTTCTCGGAGAAGCCGAACTCCCTGGCCCGCCCGTCGTCGTTGGGCTCGATGGAATGGGCGATGATGTATTCACGGGTTAGATTGGCACCGGATTGATCGCGATAGAGTTGTTGGAGGGAGGAGGGGCAGTTCTTGATTCCCCAGCGAGAGACGATCGCTGAGACGGTCATGGTGAATTCGCGATAGAAGATGCAAGGGCGATAGTTGCCATCGATGTCGACGTAGTATTCGCCTGCGCAGGGGTTGTAGAAGTCAACGACGTTGTCGTAGTTTTCATATTCGATCACGGCCGCGGTGCCAAAGACGACGAGGTCGTAGTAGAAGGTCGCGATGGAATTGTAGAAGTTGGATTCATGGAAGACGAGATACATCAATCGTTCGCACTCTGCCAGCCATAGGCTGACCGGGCTGGTCTGGGTGTTGTCTTGGCGTCCAATCTTGAACTTGAACCAAGGCCGTGTTGGGGAAGACTTGCCAGATACCAAACCAGAGGCCAGATTGCGTGCAGCGATAACGCCCGATGAATCGAGGATATGATTGTTGATCGGGGACCCGCGAGCCATCATGTTTGGGGTGATCAGCCATCGATATCTCCTGGGTAGGAAGTAGTTCGCGAGTTCGTGCCAATGGGTCCACCATGAGTAGCGATTGGTGCGGAGGCCAATGAGGCGGCCGTCGGAATAGCGACGGAGGGCGAGGTCGGATGGCTCCGGGGAGGAGTTGATGGTGGAGTAGATTGGGGCGAGGGCTTTCATTTACTCCAGTCCATATTTCTTGGCTTGTGAACGATGGAGCCTCTGCGCATACTCACTGGCAGCATCTTCGTTATCGAACCTACCTAGGTGCTCACCGGTCTTCTTATAGTGGCTTATTGCATCCTCGTTGGATAGCACCTTATCACCAACAACGGTTGGAATTACAGTAGCCTTGC